AAGCGAAGCTTCAAAGAATATGACAAAGCACTGGACGAGCTGCTGGAGGAGAAATGATGACAAAGGTTAAATTCGATATCGCGAGTCAGGTTCCGAGTAAGAAGAATAATAAACGGATTTTGAAAAATTCTCGAACAGGGAAAATGTTTATCGCGAGTAGCGAGAAGTTCAATGAATGGCACAATCAAGCTATGATGGATTTGTGCTTCAGGCTGAATAAAGACAGGGGCATCTTCCGTGATAAGCAAGTGGAAATAGAATTAACGTTTTACAATAGCGACAATCGACGACATGATCTCGATAATATGACTAGTAGTGTATTGGATTTACTAGTTGACGCTGAGTTTATCGACGATGATTGCTGTAGAGTTGTAAGTAAAGTTACTGTTATTTTCGGCGGAATAGATAGACAAGCGCCTCGCGTTGAAGTTGAGATTAATAGTGTTAAGCGTAAGTAAGTATGCACCTAAAAACTCATGTAGCGAGTTATGCTATAATAATCATAGAATTGCGGATCGAAAGGTCCGCTTTTTGTTTGGAGAAATATCATGACAACTAAGAAAACAGTGAAAAAGCGCGCTCTTAATAAGGGAGGGCAACCAACAAAATATAAGCCAGAATATTGTCAACAGTTAATTGACTATTTTTCAATCGACCCTACAAAAATCACAGAAGACGAAACCGTCTCGTCAGCCGACGGTGATAAGCTGATAGCTAGAAGAATGCCTCAGCGAATGCCGTGGCTTGAAGGATTTGCACGAAAAATTGGTGTACATCGCAACACTTTGAGAGACTGGTGCGATCTTCATCCAGAATTTGCGGAAGCCTACGAAACTGCCAAAGATTTACAACGAGAGTTTATTGTTGATGTGGCTTTAAGTGGTGCCGCTCCAGCAAGTTTCGCCATCTTTACTATGAAGAATGTTTGTGGTTGGCGAGATGAGCGCGACTTAAAACTGAAAAAAGCGAAGGAGGAGGGTAATATTGATGACGAAGAACTCCGAGCAGCAATCTTTGAATAATCTGACCAGGAAAGACATTGTACGACTATGCGAAAAGTACTGGGAAACGGATAGAGATAAGCTCCGACAGTACCTATTAGCGATATTTAAGAGGCGCGAAAACATTCATTTGTTCGGATGGTTCATCGCACGACCATATTTTCCTTTGGAAACGCCACCATTCCATAAAGAGATATTAGACCTGATCAGCGATAAGAATAATCGACGCATAGGTGTTATTGCGCCGCGTGGTCATGCTAAATCGACGACAGTAGACATGACATATCCGCTTTGGGCTGGATGTTTTGAACAAGAAGAATTCATAGTGATAATCAGCGACACATACACTCAAGCTGCAGAGTTCATCAATGCGCTTAAAGATGAGTTCGAGAATAATCCGAAAATTAAATGGTTATTCGGGAATATGAAGGGCGACGACTGGCAAGACGGCGAATTTGTTTTGAGCAACGGCATAAAGTATGCAGCTAAAGGCTCTGGCATGAAAATTCGTGGTATTCGACATCGGCATACACGACCGACGCTAATGATATTTGACGATATCGAGAACGACGAGAACATCAAGAGCGCCGAACAACGCCAGAAGCTGTATCATTGGTTCACCAAAGCAGCTATTCCAGCATTAGCTAGAGGTGGACGTGCTGTTGTCATCGGTACGATTCTTCATTTCGATAGCCTTGTTAACAAGGTTATGAAACAGCAAGATATTTTCAAAAGTTGGCAGACACGAGTATTCTACGCAATCACAACTGACGAAGATGGAACTGAGCACGCTTTGTGGCCAGAGCACCGCAGCCTCGAAAAGCTAAAATCTATGCGCGACAACCCGAACGATCAAGAGTTTGTCGGAAGCATTGCTTTTGCTCAGGAGTATCAACACAAGCCATTTAGCGAAGAGGACGCGATAGTCAAGCCTGATTGGATTAAAGAGTGTGAACCTAGCCAAGCACCAGACGAGTATTCTCGTCAAGCTAGAGTGTTGACAGTTGATCCAGCCGCAAGCGAAAGACAGACTGCTGACCCGACAGCTATGATTGTTGCTGACTTAGGAGCTGATGGCAATGTTTACGTGAGAGCAATTAGAAATCAGCGAACATCACCAAGCATAACAGCCGAAACTATTCAAAATCTTTACGAAACGTATCAACCTCAAGTTGTCGGAATTGAGCAGGGTGCATTAGGACTGGTATTTCGCGACTTATTAGCAGGATTGCCAGTTATTGGATTAAAGCCAGACAAAGACAAGGTACGACGACTGCTAGCTGTCAGCAGATTTTTCGAAGCTGGAAAAGTGTTCCTAGTCAAAGATATTCAAAACGGACAGGCGCTGAGAGAACAGCTAATAGAATTTCCAAAAGGAACACACGACGACATGGTTGACGCGATTGTATATGCGATTCGAATGTTGCTCGTCGATGGGTTAAATCAAGGTGAAGAAGGATTTGACGAAAGTGGCTCGTACGCGTCAAAAGATGATGATTGGTCAGAATCGGATTTCGTGATATAATCTAAGTTATAAATTGCGGTTGCTTGGCCGCATTTTTCTTTTTGGTGAAGTAACTGCTTTATTTCGAGGAGCGAAAGAGTGGCACTATTCAAGAAAGACGAAACACCAAAAAACCTGACTAGCGAAATTGGCTTTGCTGGAGATATTGTTTTTGAGAGCTTTGACAGAGAAGAATCTCGTACTGACGAAATCAGTATTAAAGACTATCGAAGGATGCTCGATAGTGACACAACAGTTGAAGCGCTATACAACATCTTTACTATGAGTATTTTAGCGGCGACATATCATATTGACGCTGATAGCGAAGACGTGAACGAAGTGCAAGCTGAGTTTGTTCGCCGAAATCTTCTAGAGCCGCCGCACAAGGGTGGAATGCAAACGCCAATGAATCTGTTTATCGATCAGTCGCTAATTGCAATTTATGAAGGATTCGCTTTATTTGAAAAAGTCTATGAATTAAGGGACGGCAAGCTCGTGCTGAAGAGGCTCGCTCATCGCGACAGCACTACATTAACACTAATCAGAGATGAGGTTGGTGGCTTTGGTGGAGCTAAGCAACGAACGACAGATATTGACGGAGCCGCTCAAGAAGTGATAATCCCAGCTTATAAATGCTTTTTGTTTACTTACGGAAAAAGCCGAAATTATCTTTACGGTCGTAGCGCGTTTAAGTCGCTATATCCTCGATATGACAAGAAGCGTCGTCTCGAATATTTGGACAGCGTGGCTTTGCAGGCTGATGCTATAAAGCCGAAAGTTTTGAAGCGAACTGTTGACGGCGTGGTGTCTGAGCAATTGAAGAAAGCGCGAAATAAAGCGCTGGAGGTGCTTGGCAGATTAGGAAAACACAACTCTGTAGCGTCTATTCCGTACGGTTACGAATTGGACGTGCTTAACACAGAAGGGCGCGATCCACATCAATCGATCGAGCGACAGAACTCAGAAATGGCGCGAGCATTCCACGCTAGCGTTATTCTAACGGCGACTCAAGGTTCCGCAAGCAACGTAGGCTCATATAGCCTAAGTACTAATCAGAAAGACTTGCTACAGACCGCAATTACTGGTGTTATGCGACTGCTTGAATCTCATATTAATCAATATCTCATCGCTGATCTTATCGACTTGAACTTTGCGGAGCGACACTATCCAGAATTCCGCTTTGACACACCTGACGAATCTATTATTTCGGCAGTGTTTGAGGCATTCAAATTACTCGTTCAAAAAGACAGAATATCAGATGACATCGCTACTGGAATCGAGGAATCGACAGCGACTCGTTTAGGAATTGACCTAGACGCGATTAAAAAACGTCGTCAAGAAGAACCGAAAGACGAAAAAGTAGACGATGATGACAGCGACAATGACAAAGACGGAGGCAATGGCGGCAACGCCGACAAATTTCTAGACGAAAATGACAAGATTAGCGAAGTCGCTCCTCCTGAACCTCACGAACACGTTACAATCAATCGAGATTTAACAGACGCCGAAAAACGAGTCAAGTTCGACGCTATTCAGGATTGGATGAAGGCGCAGGAGGATAGTTTCGCCGCAGCAGCCACTGAAGAGTTGAATAAAGCGATTGATAACATTTCACTTGACGAAGCGTTCTCGCTACCAGCCAGTTACACAGCATTAATCGCAAAATATTATCGCACAGCTTACAATTACGGAAAATTGTCTGCGGCGGATGAGCAAAAATTGCCAGCGCCAGCCCTAAAAGAAGAACGCAAACTCCACGAAAGACAGTACGTAGACTTCATTGTTGATATGCAAAACGAAGACGTGAACAATATTATCAGTGGAGAATTGCTGAAGCAACCAATTAATCTTGCAGATGAATCTGACGAAGATATAGAAGAAATCGAACCGACAACACCTGCTTATCAAAGTGCGGCTCAAAAAAGCGCCGTACTAGAAGCTATTAAAATATCGGCTGGCGCGTGGGTAGCGCAGGCTGTGCTTGGAACGAAAGGCACTATTATTTCTCAAGGTATGAACGACGGTCGAGATGACAGTTTCGCTTCATTTGACGAGGATGATGACACCGCGGTTTACCAGTGGTCGGCACTGATGGAAAAAAATACTTGTCCAATTTGCGCAGAATTAGACGGCAAAGTAATATCCGCCAATGAGCGTAAAACGATGTTTCAGCGACCGCCAAAGCATATCAACTGTAGGTGTATCTGGACGAGAATATCAGCGTTAAATAAGGAATATAAGTTGCCAAAAATAACCGGGATTGACGAAAAAACAATGAATCGAATAGAGGCTGCTCAATTCCAGAGTAAAGCAGTGATTGACTTACCTAGTGGAGTGAGCAAAAAGGCAGCAATTGCATCAGCAAAGGTTGACCGTCATGACCCGCTATACATGACCCCGGCTGAGATGGAATTTTTCAACAGATGGAAAGATAAGCTTGACTTGAAGCGGTTGCCAAACAAAGGTGGCCAACCTTCGAATGATTTTTCGAGTTATGGCAAAGAGGTCGAGCTGAAGAGTATTGCTATAGACTTAAAGCCTACCACTGTACGAAACACCATATTTCGAGCCACCGACAAAGGCAAGCGTAATATTTATTTGGATATTGTGAATAAAAACACTTCAATCGATGCCGTTGCACGTGACGCAAGACAACACCTAGCCACAAAGCGGCGCGATGGTAGCATTAACGGTGACTTGGTTGATTCCTTGGTGATATTCAAAGGAAATAAATTCATCAAAATAAAATAAGACAGCCCGCTTGCCCTAACATAAGGGGGCGCTGCTGCCTTATATTGACATATTACCACGACCACTATAAAAAGTCAATAAAATAGTTGTTGCTAATATCGTTTTTGTGCTATAATGTCGGTAATGAATTGCGATCGTATGTGATCGCAATTTTCTTTTGAAGATCAAGGCTTCACCCGCCAAAGTAACCACTAGACTTTTGCAACACAAACATTTTTGACACTGTTACAGGTTGATATTTGTAGAACTCACACTTTTCTTACATACGATCGCGGTTCAGGTAGGAGAAAAAGTATGTATGTATTTATCAATCGAGATGTGAACGTTGAGCTAGCAGATAACACTAGCAGTAATTTCAAGAGGTTCAAAAAGCAGATTTGTCGATTTGGCGAATATGTCGATCCCAACAACTCATCACGAAAGATGATTTTAGACAAGATTTTTTGCAAACGTCTTAAAGAAAATTTCGATAGCGGAAAATATGGCGTTGTGGCTGTTCCATTGGGACATCCAAAAAGCGCGGCTGAGCTAGCGGCGCTGAACAAGGGCGAAATGGTAGACATGGAGCTTACCGATGAGGGCATTGACGCAGTCATTGAAATACGCGACGAAGAAACTGCTAAGAATATCGAAAATCACAATATTCCTGACGTTTCAATGGGCTTTGAAGACAATTATCTCGATAAAAGAACTGGACAGCGTGTCGGTCCACTGTTGAAACATATCGGTCTAGTTGTCGATCCTTACATAAAAGGAATGCAGCAGTTTATGCCGCTTGCTGACGAAACGCCAGCAATATTGTTTAGCGATAGTCAAGATTACGAAAAGGAGGAAGAGACTATGAAGGTAAAAGTTAAGAACGACCGCGAATTTGACGTTCAGGTTAAATTTCAGGAAGACGGCGAAGAGAAAGTTGTAACAATCGCCGCTGGTGCTGAAATTGAAGTGCCAGAAGATCAAGTAGAGGCTGTAAAACAGCAAATTGCTGACGCTGAGGCACCTGAAGCAGAAGAAGCTGAAGAGAAAAAAGAAGAAAAAGAAAATGAAAATGAATTTTCCGATCGAGAAAAAGCGTTGGCTGATCGCGAAGCAGCAATTGCAGAAAAAGAAGCTGCTCTAGCGAAAAAAGCTGCTGAGGCTAAGTTTGATAAGTTGCTGAGTGATGGCAAGGTGGTGCCAGCTCAGAAGGAAGCATTTATGGCATTGAGCGAAGTTGCTAGCCAAGAAGTCCACCTATCCGATGACGAAACCAAGACTGTTGATACGTTATTAAGCGAGTTTATCGAGTCAAGTCCAGCGCTGAATTTGACTGACGAAAAAGGAGCTGAAAGCGATGACAACGGTGGCGGCGAAGAAGTTGAGCTTGGCGACGAGGATAAGAAAACCATCGAGCGCTATGGCTTGAACGAAGAAGATTATAAAGAAGTAAAGAAGGAGAATCAATAATGACTTTTCTACGACAAGACGGCGATTTGATCTCAGCACCATTTGGCAACAATGGGATCAATCGCGGACAATTAGTTACTGTTGACGCTGCAGGCAATGCTAAAGCAGCAGAAGCAGGCGCAAAACCATTTCTAGGTGTTGCAATGGAAGGTACTAGCAGCTTAGTTAAGAATGAAGTACGCATTTATCGAACAGGTGTGTTCCAGTTAGCAATCGACTCAGTAGCTGCTGCTGATTTAGGCAAAGCTGTTGCAGTTGCTACACCTGACAAGGTTACGACAACTGTTAGCGCTACCGCTCCTGCAATCGGACAGATTGTTGACGTAATTGATAACAAAACTGTAGGCGTTCGCTTGAGCTAAGAAAGGAAGATGAGATGAACTTGAAGCAAGTTTTACAAAATCTTGATACTGTAGTCAAAACAGTATACAAGACGACTAAAAAAGAATACAAAGACCCACTAGCTGGCATTCTTTACGACGTTACGCCAGTTACGGGCGCTGTAAGCAACATCGTTACTTTGAACAGCGTTCCAGGTATGCGAGAATTTAAGGCAGAGCGCAAGCACGGTGTAGCTGACAACACAGTTTACACAATCGCTCCACGAAAGTGGGAGTCAACTCTGGATGTTGAGCGCGAAAAGATTGAAGATGACGACCTCGGTCAGATTCCAAACCAAACTCGTGTTATGACCACCAAGAGCGGTCGTCACTACGGCGCGTTGGCTGTAGCTGCACTTCCTGTTGGCTTTACTGCTAACTTGAGCGACGGCAAGCCATTCTTCCACGCTGATCGTGGCAACTTGATTACTGGTGCATTCAACGCTACAGTTTTCGGTAGAGCTTACGATGCTTTAGTTGGCATGAAGGACTCTGACGGCGACTTGATCAATCCAATCCCAACCCACTTGATTGTTGGCTTGGAGAACCGCGAGGAAGCTGAGAAGATCTTGCTTCGCGAGCGATTGGACAACGGTCAGAGCAACCCTAACTACAAGCGCGTTGAGTTGATTGTTGACCCACGTATTGCTGGCAAGGCTACATTCTTGGTTGCAGCTAAAGAGGGCATGTGCCCATTGACGATTGCTGAGCGAGTAAAGGTTGGCGAACCTGTTGCTAAGACTGATTTAAACAGCGACAAGGCATTCGAAACTGATGTATTTAGCTGGGGCTTGCGCGGTCGTTACGACGCAGCTTATCAAGCAGCACAGTTTATTGTAGGCTTGAAAGGCGTTTAGTCGTTAGTCTTGAGGCGGAGGAGTTTATCGTCCGCCTTAGTCTGAATACTAAGAATATAAAAGGGAGTTGCGATGATATACTACACGACATTACAAGATATACTCGAAGAAGCTGGGCTTCATCATGTTGAAAATGGCGTTGGTCTTAATGGCGCAGTTGATGGCGTAAATAAAGTGTTTACTACAGATCGCAAACCAATTACAGACCGCAACTTTGACGATACTGTTACAGTTGATGATTTTGTCGTGTTTGTTGACGGAACCCCAGTGAAAGCCGTAAAAGTCGATCCTGCCTTTGGTGTAATCGAGCTAGAAAAAGCACCGAAAGCTGATTCTGTCGTTACTATAGATTATTCGTATGCTTCAGTATCGCTAAGAGTCGTTGAAAGAGCCCGATTGGCGGCTATGGAGTGGATTAACAAGAATATGTCCGCAATTGATCCATGCGCACCATACAACAGAGAAGAAGGTAAGCCTATCCCTGGAAAAGTTGCAGAATTGTGCATGAACTACGCCGCCGCGAGACTTTTAATTCGAGAATATGGTTATAATCAAGACATTGAAGGCACAAGCAAAGACGGCTACAAGCGATTAGAGACTGTTAAAGAAGATTTGCAGGAGTTTATGAAGTCTGGTGGTGTTTGTGGTGAAAGTAGCAGCGATTCTACTATTGGATTAGGCTCTATCTCTGCATATTGTGACGGCGATTTGTTTGGAAGATTCTCAGGCACAAGTCGAATTCGCGGCGATCGATGTTATGAACGCGAGGATTAGTCGTGAGCTTGCAAATCACATTCTCAGTTGAAGGACGCGACGAAGTCATGCGCGAATTGGATTTGCGCGGACGTAAAGCTAAAAACATACAGACGTCGCTAAGAGAGTCTGCTGAATATATGACAAATGTCATTGATCAGAACTTTGGTTCACGCGGTGGCGTTTGGGGCAAGTGGAAAAAGCGAAAAAAAGCGTATCCGTGGCAAATACTTGAAAAAACTGGCGCAATGCGTCGAGGATTTCGTAGCAGAATATCATCAAAGCAGGCTGAGATATCCAACTCGCGCTCATATTTCAAATATCATCAATCACGTCAACCGCGTAAATATCTGCCGCGCCGCGTGATGATGGCGATTGAAGAACAGCAGGCGAAAGAGATAGCTCGTATATTCCAACGTAATATTTTTGATTAGGAGGAGAAGACAATGGCAAAATACGTAGATCCAATACTAAAACAGATAAGAGATATTCTAGAAAAAGATGGACCAGAGATTTTACGCGGTCGATATGGTTATGGCGACCCTGTCGTGATAAATAAGAGCCAATTAACTCGTCCGATGGCGTTTATTAGTTTTGACAATGACTACGAAATTCACGATTCGGCTGGCGGCGAAATTGAGAGCAATATGGCGATCGTTTTGTGTGTGGTCGTAGACATGACTAAGGATTTCAATCAGGGAACAGACGCCCGCAGCCATCTCGAATTAGTAGAATTAGTAGCAGCCAGGCACGATGATATGACATTACGAAAAGGCAGTATTATTGGTGCTCTGAGAGCTAATCAAGATCCAGGCGAGCGCGTGTGGATTGACGCTGGAGAAGAGACGACTGTAGAATTTGACGCTACGCCACGCGATAAAGGATTATTTACAGCTGAGGCTATTGTGAGGTTTAAGGTTAAGCACGCGCAATTCCGACCAGATTTATTATCTTAATGTGGTATAATTAGAGTAACAAATTGCGGTCTCGAAGATCGCAATTTTTCTTTAAGTCCGCTTTTGTTTACCTAGGTAAATAATAAAAGGAGAAAGCAAATGGCTACATTTAGCGGACGAAAAGTTGCTGTTGGTATTGGACTAGAAGACCCAAACGCCAAAGGCACAGCGGTAACACCAACTTACGGAGCACCACATCTAGATATTAGTTTTAAGGATTCGCCAACAAGCAAAATGAACGAATCTGCGCTTGGCACAATCATCAAGAACAACGGCAAAACCGACGTTTTAGTTGAAGGTGATGGCTCGATTTCGACAAAATTGTGGGTCAAGGGTCTGTACTATTGGCTCGCGCTAGCATTCGGGCAGAAGCCAACAACCACAGCTGTACAGGGCGACACTACGGCGAAAGAACACGCATTTACACTGCGAGATGACAACAACCACATCTCAGCAACGATGGCGATTAAAGAGCCGAATCTATCTGCTCGATTCGCGTATGCAATGGCTGATACAGTGACATTTACGTGGACGCCTGATGATTTTCCAAAAGTTGAAGTAGCGTTTAAGTCTCACAAGAGTGTTACAGCTAGCGACAATATCACTTACACTATCGACGATACTGAATTTTTGCCAAAACACGCATCATTCAAGATTGCCGACAATTTGGCTGGTCTTGACGCAGCACCTGAGGCTAAGGATATTAAGAGCTTGACGTTGACTATCAGCAAGAACCTTCAGCCACAGCAAACGATGGATTCTAAGGATACTTACGGCGAGATTCTAAACGGCGAATTTGAAGTTTCAGTCTCTATTGAAAAGCTATACCGCGACAGCACTTATCGAGCCATGAGCTACAACGATGAGCGCAAGGCTCTACGTCTGTCATTTATCGATGACAAGAGCAAGGCTGGCTCGAAAACCAACACAAGCCTGACATTCGACATTGCAGTTGCTGCGTTTAGCGGTTATGAGCCAAGCTACGGCGTGAGCGATATCGCTACTGAGAAGATTGACGCTGTTATGTTGCTTAATACAGCAGACTTCAGTAAGTCATTTACTGCAAAATTGGTTAATAAGTACACTTATTAGCCTCAAATATAAAGAAGAGCCCGCAATACGCGGGCTTTTTCTATCTTCTACGACTTTCGCAAGCAACTCCGTCGCCGTCTCTGTCTAAATCTGGCGAATATCCAGGTTCGCCACGACGCATATTGCTATATCCAGCAGCGCGAGCTTCTCGACAACTGCTAAACGTTACACCATCAGCAGACTGATTTTGAGCTGGAGCAGGTTGCGCTTGTTGATCTGCTGGCTTTTCGGTGTTGCCGCCACATGTATTTGCCGCCCACAAGCCCTTATTTTCTTGTATAGCTATTCTCTGAGCTTCTTGGAACTGTGCTTGCCATTTGTGAGGATTAGAATTATATGTGTATTCATGACCGTAGCCTTCACGAATCATCGTATAAGCTACGTTTGTGCCGTCTTCGAGGTAAATATAGAACAAATCCCGTCCATATTTATCTTTACTGCTCTGAGTAGGATCTGTGACTAAATAAACCGTTTTACCAGCGACTAAATCATTCATTTTTTGAGAAGCTTCTCTGCCGAAACACTGAACAGGCTTGCGCGGATGCTTCGTTTCAGGTGTATCAAGCCCGACTAGACGAATTTTGGCGTGGTTTGACGTGCGAATCGTATCACCATCTATGACCTCTGTTACAGTATCTTTTTCACCTTGCTGAAAATTAGCGTCTTGAGCTAATGCTGGATTAAACTTTGGAGCTTCTGGTTGTTTTTCTGGTTGTTTTTGAGCTTGCTCTGGCTGTGTTGTTTGAGTATTAGATTTTTGCTGTTCAGCCACGTGATTGTTATTCGATAGCACGCCACCAACACAAAAAGCACAAAAAACTACACACAAAGCCACAATACGAGAAGTATTATTCAGCTTTTTCCACTTAAAAGCGGCATTTCCTAATAATAAAACGCTCGAAATCATAAAAGTGCTCGACATAGCATCCATAAGACCGCTCGGCAGTCGACATATGAAAAATATAATAGCTATAACGTAGAACCAGGCAGGGAATAATTCTTCCAATTCAAAATTAACATTCTTTTTATCAGTTGGCGATATTGTAGACTTCATATTATGAATTATAGAGTTAATTTGATATAATACAAGTAATAAATTGCGATCGCTTCGGTCGCAATTTTTCTTTTGCCACAAGGTGGTCGCTTTTAATTAAGGAGGCTACTCATGCAAGACACGAAAATTATTCAGCTACCAAGCGGAGGCGAGGCAGTTATGAAAACGGCGATTACTAACCGCACACGTAAAGAATTCGCCAAAGCAAAAGACGATGTTGATTTGGCTATTGAGCTAGGAATAAAAGCTGTTCTTATTAGATATAAAGACGCTGACGGTTCAGACGCTGCTTATGAAGCGCTGATGGATTCAACAAGCGGCGAGGACTTTAACTTAATATCTGAACAATTGCAAGAAGTGCTTGACCCTCAAGCAAGCCCAAAAGAATAACCGCGCTCGCACAAGATTATGAGCGTGCTTATCGAACAAAGACTGCAGCTCCAGAGCCGATTGTCATCGCAGGGATTCTAAAAGACTACGGCTGGACTTACGAAGAATACCTGGACACACCTGAATGGCTTATAGAAGCAATTATGGCGAAAAGAGCAGTTGAAAACAAAATAGAAAGCGAGTCTTACGACAAATTATCAAAAGGACGTAACTGACAATGGCAAGCAACGAATTAACACTAGTAATTAAAGGAAATAGCTCACAATTAGTTTCGGCTTTATCAAAAGCTGGGCTTGCTGTTGATAATTTTTCTAACAAGTCAAGTAGCTCTAGCGATAAAACGAAAAATGCTTTCAGCGGAATCAGTGGCGCGGTTACAGTTGCCGCTGGTAATTTGATTTCGGCTGGAATTCATAAGTCTTTTGATATGATCAGTAGCTCTGTTGATGGAGCTATTCGTCGTGTGGACATTTTGAACAATTTTCCTAAGGTAATGAGCAACCTTGGAATTTCCGCTGACGCCTCGAAAAAGGCAATTGCTCGAATGTCTGACGAGCTGAAGGGATTACCTACATCACTAGACAGTGCGGCAATGTCTGTACAGCGATTAACCTCAAAAAATGGCGATGTTGGCAAATCTACAGACATGTTCTTGGCTCTAAACAACGCTATTTTGGCAGGTGGCGCACCAATGGACATCCAGGCTACAGCGATTGAGCAGATTTCGCAGGCATACGCAAAAGGTAGACCTGATATGATCGAGTGGCGCTCATTGCAGAGTGCTATGCCAGCTCAATTAAAGCAAATTTCAAAAGCATTCTTCCAAAATGGCGCAGCTATCGACAAATATTTAGCAAAAGCTCGCGAATATGCAAATAACAATCCGATGTCTTCGACAGGAAAAGAACTTGTCGAGCAATTAGAGGCTGTTAAGAACGGTACTGGCGATATGACGACGGCGCTCGGCACGTCAATGCGAACTGGAATTGTGTCAATGGACGAATTCATGGACACGATCACAAAATTGAACACCGAAGGCGTTGACGGGTTCCAAAACTTCAAAGACCAAGCCAAAAATTCTACTGGCGGAATTCAGACCTCTATAGAAAATATGAAAACGGCTGTCGTTCGTGGTGTGAGTAAGATTATTGGCGCTATTGGTGGTGGAAACATAACGGGGGCAGTGAGTGGCTTTGGTTCTGGAATTGAGAAGATGCTTGGTTCGATTGCTGGATTGATAAATTTCGTAAAAGACAACAGCACTGTGTTTACTGTAATAGCTGTTGCTGTCGGAATATTTGCTGGCGCGGTAATTACCTACAATACAGCCGTGTCTCTAGCTAGTGCGGCCTCTAAGGCTTGGACAGTGGCTACACAAGTGGCGACTGGTGTTCAATGGTTATTTAATGCAGCACTCAATGCTAATCCATTAGCGATAGTGGCTGTAGCTTTAGCGGCAGTTACAGCTGGATTAGTTTGGTTCTTCACGCAAACGCAAGTCGGACAGAACATCTGGAACGGATTCGTAGGTATTCTATCGTCGACTATTACTTCAATAGGTCAATGGTTTGGAGGTCTTTGGAACGGCATTGTTGGAGTGTTTGGCGGTGTAGCAGGTTGGTTTAGCGGCGTATTTCAGGGAGCCTGGAACGCTATTGTTGGAGTGTTTGGCAGAATGCCTGGATTTTTCGGCGGCGTTTGGAATACTGTTGCTGGAATGTTCGGAAAAATAGGTAGTTTCGTCGGCAATTCAGTAGGTGGAGCGGTTAAAGGTGCTGTAAATGGTGCGCTTGGCATGGTTGAGCGAATGGCGAACGGATTTATCAATACGATAAATGGCGCTATTGGATTAATCAATAAAATTCCAGGTGTACACATAGGCAATATCTCACAACTACATATTCCTCGACTCGCTACAGGTGGTATTGTGCCACCAACAAACGGTGGATCGATAATTTATGCTGGTGACGGCGGACAGAATGAGTGGGTTGTTCCAGAAAGTAAAATGGCAAGCTTAGTCGCTCAAATTAATAAGCGAACGAATGGCGATGTTGGAGGATTAACGAAGCACATCGTAGTTAATAACACGTATAATGTTCGCGACAAGGTCGATGCTCAAATGGTAGCGAGCGATTTGGGGTATTTGTTAAGCCAGGCTTAGGAGGATAAAATGTGGCAAGTATTTTTGAACGATTTTCAGATAAATGACCAGTTAATCGGTATGCATTTAGACGAGCCGATCGAAGGATTGGCTGGACTACCCGCAATTCGAACATCTCAAGGTACGAATTTAGGAGCGAATGGCGGCTGGACAACAAAACAGCTATACGAACCTCGCTTTATCTCATTTAGCGGACGAATTTTTGGCAGGACAGTAGCAGAAGTTGAAGATAGACGAAGAGAATTTTCTACTATTTTAGCTAAGATAGTCAGAAATAAAGGCACTCTTCGCATTATTACGCCTGCTGGACACGTTTATTCGACAGAGGTGGTATTAATTGGTGTGGAGATGCCGATTAATAAAGTGCTGAATTTGGTTGAGTGGAAAATAAACTTAAAGGCTGACGATCCGCTACTGTATGACAACAGCGACGGAGAGCTTCTAGCGACAATACGTAAAACTCGACAAGGTGGCTTTGTTATACCGTTCGAGCTTCCGCTTTATATTAGCCCAGACGAACAGCCAGCGACAGTGAACAACTCAGGTAACGAAATGATATTGCCGAATATCATTATCAGCACCAAAGCAACTAATCCGAAAATTATCAACCGAACGACAAATCAATCGATGGAAATCACTGCAGTAGTTAAAGACGGCGACAAATTGGAGATTGATATGAAAAATAAGACGATATTACTCGATGGAATGAACATTTACGATTTACAGACGGCTGGATCGAATTTTTGGGGACTAATTGCTGGAGATAATCGAATCGAACTACAGACAGATATTCAAGACGAGCGAACTGAGGCGGAACTGAGATTTAGAAGCGGATTTATAGGTATTTAGATATGGCAGATTACAAAATTGAGGTTTACAGCAAAAATGGAAAATGCTTGGGCGATATTCGTCATCTGGCTCAAGGTTTGAAGTGGACAGAGCAGAGAAACTCCGCTGAAACTGTCAGTTTTCGAATGGATTTAGCCAGGTATGAAGAATACGTTAAAAAAACAGGAATGCGACCGTATGATTTTATGGACGCAGGCACGACAGATATACGAATTGTCAGAAACGGCAAAGATAGAATTGGCGCACACCTTATTAAAATCGATTTTTCGCCAAACGACCCCTCAGTAGACATTGAGCTAAGCTTCACTGGATATCTCAATTACTTCAAAGACGCGTATGTTGACGCGGCCTACAATAACGCTAGCCAAGGAGATATTGCGTGGGGTGTTATTAATCAATATCAGAATAAACAAGACGGAGATTTTGGCATACGTCGTGGCGAATTTACGTCCGTAGGAAAAAGCCCTCGTCAGCGTAATCAGACTAGGGCTAATGTGAAGGATTTTCTGGTGCGACTGAGTAATGTTATCGATGGACCAGATTTTCAGTTCACGCCCGACAAAAAGTTCAATACTTTTGACGCGATGGGTAATTATCGACCAGATATTAGGCTAGTTTATCCAAAAAACGTTGCAGGATTTGGATTTGAGCGCTCAGTGGATAGTTTAGCTAATTATATAATAGGAATTGGTAGTGGAAATGGTGATGATGCTATTGTCGCCACGGCTACAGATCCGTTCTCGCGACAGGCACTGTATCGTCGCGAAAAAGTCGCTACATTTAGCTCAGTTGAGAAAGAATCGACGCTTCAAGAAAATACTAACGGTATTTTGGAGATGTTGAAAGATGTTCGCGAACTACCGAGTTTTACTCTATCTGACGGTATTTTAGACTTAAACGATGTTGGCTTAGGTGATACGATTTACGCTGAAATGAATGGCTACATTATGTTTGAGCATATTCACGGATTTTACAGGATTGAAAAAATCGAGGTAACGGTTGACGAAAATGACGCTGAAGAAGTAAAGCTGACATTCGATAATTTAAACGTAGATAACATCATCTCACAGCAAGAGTAAATATGAACAGATTGACGGAATTAGAAGAGCAGAACGTGATCGGCATGCTGTCGAGAATACAAGCGCAGCACATTGACATGAAGAGCACACCACAGCCGACGAGCGTTAAATCTGGAGTTAGGACTTACCAAGTACCAGAGGGCGAGTTATGGGATGAATTCGAACTGTTCCAGAAAGCCAATGGCAGCGAGACATTTATCGGCAAATATCAGAGTTATCTATTACCTGGAACTAATGGAATAAATAATCCTGGCTCCATCAACATAATCACTGAATTTGTGCCTAAAAATCAGAAAAACCCAGTAGTATATCCATACCTCGTCGCTTCGCTAGATGGCAGGCAATGGGAGCCAACGTATAATCCAGCTGCAGGACTAGCCTTCGCAATAAAAGATCCTAACGCGAGATCTCACATATTTTCTGAGTGGTATTTAAAAGACAACACAAATTATAGAACCAACAATATGTTGAAATTTTCATATATAACTGGTAGCTACTACGACACGCCAGATTCTTCAAGCGTTGAATTCAAGGTCCGTTTTATGGTTCGTAGCACTGACAGAGGTGAGACAAAAATCAAGGTGGTGTTAAGTGCTTAGTAGGATTGATAAAGACAGCTTAATCGCGCAAATAGCTGATATCCAGCGAGAAATACATGACGAGAAAAATCGGCAGTTTATTGGCAGTAACCAGATAATTATGAAGCTATCTAACATGTCGACTAATACTTGGGACTTTAGCGTGTTGCCACACAGATCAGAGCAGTCTTTCAGTGATGCTGGATGGAATGTTGTTCTTATTACCGCTAGAGCTAAAAATTCGAACAATCTCGTGGCCGATCTTGCAATTCGGACCAACACAAGAGACGCACTCACTAGGGCTATCGATGTGCCATTGCCGCCATCACAATCAAATACTAAAAAATGGTTCGTGCCTGTTTTTGGAAAAAGAACACAGTCGATATTTTTTAAGCTGCAAGTTATCGCCAATGATGATTGTGATATTTCGTGGGAGGAATACCAAGGATGAGTTTAAACCGATCAAGCCAATATCCAGATATTATCCAGACGATGAAGGATATCGAGAGGTGGCAGCGCGAGAAGAAAGAAAATCAAATCGTGGGTGCTGACGCTGTCAAAACATTTTTGGTGCAGACTGAAGATCGTTGGGATTGGATAGGCAAGACGTATTTTGAGGGCTCGGCTAAAATCAAGCGGCTTCGTGTGTCTTTTGAACCAGAAAAGAGCACAACAGCAGCGCTAAAATTACAAACAGCACACGAGATCGTCGGATATCCAACCGCCCCATTGACCATCAATAGTATGCGCGAGCCTGTTGTTATGGGGCAGCCACAAAATTGGGACGTGACGATCATTTGGTTTGGAGATCAAGAGCTCAGGGTTAAATTTTTCGTGTCGTCGACAGGCAAGGGTCGGCTATCTGTGATATAATTATAGTAATAAAATTGCGACCGCTCGGTGGCAATTTTTCTTATTCAGCCCTTCTGGCGGCGCGGAAAGGTAGAATTATGACAAGGCGAGTTTTCAATTACGGCGGAGGAATGCACAGTCCTGCAGCACTAACACAACTTATGCGCGATGCTTTAAGCGGAGAAGTGGCAGATGGATTAGATGTAGTAGCTGGAAGTGGAATGAATGTCACAGTCAACGCAGGTACTGCGCTTGTTGGGCGTGATCCATCTTACAGCATCAATGTTATCGGAACGGAAACGGTTAACGTCGGAGCGGCATCTCCATCAAATCCTATAAACGCGGTTATCGTCGCTTATGTAGACAGAAATGTAGCAGGTGACCAATCTGTAACGGATAACACTAACGACGTATTTAAGCTAAAAGCTATTTCTGGAGCTGCGGCATCAAATCCAGCCGATCCGACAAATTCTGCAATTCAGGCGGCAATTGGCGCGTCAAATCCATTTATTATATTAGCTAGAGTCAAAAAGCGCGCTGGAGCAACAGCTATTAGCAGTAATGATATCACTGACTTGCGAAAAATGATGACTTTGCCGAATGGTAGAATTAATAACGCTAATTTAATATCCGATGGTACGATAGAATCAAAGAACATTAAAGATGGTTCAATCCTACCACAGAAACTTAAGACTGCTGATATGCTGTCATTCAGCGCTAACAACTCAGCACAGGCTGTCTCTGGTTCGCTAGTTATTCAATCTGGCTGGGTATCATTTTATGGAAATGGCGGAAAGCAACAAGCTGTACAAGTTAATTTTCCTAAGAAGTTTAAGGAAGTGTATGCAGTTATTCCGACTTTAATAGGATATACGCGAAACACGCCAACATCTCCAGCAAGTTTCGATCAGAAAATCGGCGCTGGCACAAATATTGAATGCGGATCGTTTAATCAGACAGGCACTACTATTACAGCTTCTACTTCAGGTATTTTTGGTGGTGCTAACCACGGCATAAGCTGGATTGCGATAGGTACGGTTTAGTTACTTGACATATTCCATAACAATACTCACCTCTGACCATCCCCACGGATAACTACCACAGATACTTACAGCGGACTGCGTTATAGTAGCGACACCGGCTTGGTGTGTGCTTTCGATATATGGCAGTGCCTGTTTTCCGGGGCTGTTTGAAAATGTGCCAGACAATCTCATATTGCCCGACCACGACACAACTTCCCAAGCCGGTGTTAACCCATTAATGCCATGAGGTATATTTGAACATGCATTCCCAGTGAAATTAACCTTTCCACGTACAACCTTACGATAGATTGGACGACCATCAATCCATTTCTTGCCAGTATCTACCTCGTTAGTATAATAATCACCTCTAGCAATTGACGATAATTTCTGTGGTAGGATTGTTTTATGATAAAATAATAGGTAGAAATGCGAGCAAGCACGCGAGGGTTTTTGAGGTGCTTTATCTCGCATGTTTGTTCGTATTTTTTAAGTTGTCTGTGTTATAATAAAGTTAATAGATTGCGATCACTTCACGTGGTCGTTTTTTTATGGGAAAATTATGAACGAAAAACCAGAAGTATCAGCTAAAGAATTTGGAGCGTTACAAGCTAAGGTCGGATACATTAAGGATGGCGTAGACAAGCATACTGTCATGCTAGAGCGAATTGAAAATATCGCCCGTGCTAACGTTACTCAAGCACAGCTCGCACAACACGAAAAAGAATCAGAAGAAAAATACGTAAAACGCACTGAAATTGAAGGCGTGATGAATTTTTGGAGCTTAGTAACGAGCAACGTCGCGAAATTATTCGCTATAGCACTTGTAGGCTTGGCTATTTATGCAACTAACAACCTTATTCAGCAAAACAAAGCCGTTACAGAGTTACAAGAAGAAGTTCAACAATCTCAAGTAAGGAGGAAATAATGCCAGTTCGACAAATCTACGAACCAAATCTAAACATCGGCGCTCAGAGCGGCTGGTGCCTACAATACGTAGATGACGCTATTAATTCACTAACTCGCTCGCCAAACGCTCAAACAGCTTACTTAAACGAATTAAATACAGGTCGTATAAACACAGGTCCCGCACCTGTTGGTGTTTGGGTGATTGGATTTTTGGGATTTTCAAGAGGTCAGTATACAGAAGATGGACACGTATTCTTAATGCGAAAACGTGAGGATGGCTCAATCGAAATCCACGACAGTGAAGTTCACAGTGGAGCTAGAGGGATTTATAACAGCATTGAAGAGCTGATGAATTGGATGGGAAATTATGGTCCAGACTATCTCGGATATTCATATTGTTGCGACGGCAGATGTATAGCCGAAGATTACGACGAAACTCAGCCAACAGATAGAAAAATGGAAGAGGACGGCAATGCGCGCGACGAAGCTAACACAAATTCAGCTATTTTTCAGGAATTAGAAAAAGGCGATGTAATCGCTATGAAGGGCTATATCACAAACGGTCAGCCAATCGCTGGAGATACAGTTTGGTACGTTACTGCTCGTAGCGGAAAATATATGAGCCGTCAGCTATTCGAGGATAAGGATTTACACGACTTGACAGACTTGACCCCAAAAACAGCACCGCAGCCACAACCAGAACCACAAGAAGACTACAGCAAGATTATATTAGATGTCTCAAATCATCAAGACGACTCTATTGTAAATCATTTTCATAAGTTCGCTGGCGTTATTCTTAAAGCTGGACACGTCGGTCAATCGTTTGGTGGTGATGCTAATAAGATTGACCCTAAACTGGTCAAGTTCGCTAAAGCCGCGGGTGATAAGCTATTAGGTATTTACTGGTTACCTTATTTTTCAACTGAAGAAGAAGTTAAGGTGGAGGCTGAAAGGTTCGTGGAAGCTCAAAAATTAGTCAACGCACCTCTGTTATTCGTCGATTTGGAGCCAGATTTTGAGGGAACAGTCGAGCAATTGAAGCTATTTAAGAACTTAGTCTTACAAAAGACTGGAAAACAGGTATTCACTTATGCAGGTGAAGCCATTATTCGGAAATTAGGATTGGATAGAGTAGATTGGTACCCGAATTATGGGACTAAAGATAATTACGCACATGGCTCATTTATTCATCAGTACTCAGAGACGCTGACCGTCCCTGAGTACGATGGGAAGCTAGACGCTAATGTCTCGAATAAATCCATTGACGAGCTACGAAGCATGGGTGTTGTATTTCCGAAGCCACAAGAAACGCCACAAAACAACGAAACAGACATAGTGCCATCTGAACCAGAAAAACCACAGGAAGTGCCAAATAATAAACCAAAGGAGGAAAAAGTGACAACACCAGTATTCAATAAAGAAGATATCGAAGCAATCGAAAAAGTGACCGCCGAAGAAGCTAAGCTAGTACAAGGACTAGCTGAGACAGATGAAGCTCAGGAGATCATCAAAGGTATCAGTAAACGAACCAAACTAGTTGTTTACATCATCGGAGACTTGCTGCTTGGTGCAAGTGCAATCGCACCACAAATAGCAATTGCTGTACTCTCTGGCGACCCTTATGTTAAGACAAATGCGATCAGCGGTGCATTAGCTACGGCTGGTCTGTTCCTATTGACAATGTTTGGTATTTATAAAAACGGCAAAAATAAATAATCTAACGCTAGTTTATGAGCTGTTCGGGATTTCCGAACAGCTGAAAAACTCTACCTTTAATTAAGCTACTGTGTTGCAAGCCCGGTAGCTTTTTATATGAGGCAGATTATCTTTATCTGTGGAAAACTATAAAAAGTCCATAAAATGTATGTAAAACGCTTGCATTATGCAAGCAACTTTGCTATAATTAAGACAGTCAAGCGAGGCACATTAACAATCAGAGGACATAACGATGAAACAAATTACAATCAAAGCTTTTATCGGAAGCAATAACAAGACTAAAGAGCTTGAGGTCGACAAGATAATATCAACCGTAAACGCTAATCACGAAGCTTTCACTCTCGACTATCCAGTTATTGGATACTGGAGAGGTGAAGCAGAGGAAACAGCAGTACTCTATCTATCAGACGAACACTCAAAGGTGATGAACACGCTCAATAAATTAAAAGAGGTGTTAGACCAAGAAGCGATCGCCTACCAGATAGAAAATGATTTACAACTAATATAAAACTAACGCCTCGCTTGGCGCTAGGGTCCTCTAAAAAGAAAGGAAAGGCTATGCCAATAGTAAATCGAATTGTAAAAAAGAATGGCAAGATCATCAAGACCAAGGTCAACGTGCCTACGCCAATTTATAATGTCAGAATTAAGCAGGAAGTGTATGAACGGCTTGTGGTGCTTGCTGCTGAAAACGGTCGTAGTGTCACTGGTGAAATAAACTGGAGGCTTGAGCAATCTCTTAAAAAGTAGTATTATGGCTGGGCGATTGTTGTAATTTGCAGTCGTCGTTATGTGAAGACACCTCATTTCGAGGTGTCTTTTTTTGGTCGTCTAATTTTACTGCTCGCCGATCGCGATCCAGTTCACATAATACACTCCTAAAAGTGTCGCACCGTCGAAACGTCGGCATCTAGCTGTAAATGAGGTATTCGTAACACCTACAGCGCTAAAAGCACATCCGCCCCAGGATGAATTCGGTGTATCCGTCCAAGCGTCGCCAGGTCCAGTATATCCACCAAAACTACAAACCACGGTAGGAAGCGTTTTGAATTGTTTTGGAAAAGTGATTTGAACAGTACCTTCAATCGCTTGAACGGGTACGTTGAGCATCGCGACTCCGTGTTGAATAATCGAGCTAGATGATTTGCTGGCGTTATTTCTTTTTGACTGAACAAAATCAGACCAAGCTAAATTTCGCGGTAGGATTGAACCGTCTTAGCTATTGACAAAAACCAGGGCAGGAAATAAACTATTGACGTAGGATAGATCAAAATAGCCTCAAAGCTATATTTAGTTTAAGGGGCTATTTTTGTTTTGAAATAGCTCAGAGGGTAATTTTTACAGGGGTGAATATTACAATTGATGAGCGACGTATTGAAAAAATGCAGAAAAAATTAGGCAAAGCGACAAGGCTTATTTCTGATGATAAATATCTGCCGATGTTTCGAAATCGACAAATTAATTACGAAAAAGAGTTTGAGTTTTCTGTGAAATTAGCGAAACGAAAACGTGATCCACGCAAATATTTTGCTTTTATTTGGTCCAGAAAAAATTTGTCAAAGACTGTGGATTGGTTGCGTAAGTTAATAGCTCAAGCTAAAGCTAAGTTAGCTAAAGAGCACCACGCACAACAGATGAGCGAGCAGCTAGAATCGCCTACAAATATTGCAAATTTGCATAAATTAACAGAGATAAAACGTCAATACAATCTTTTGACGTAAATTAATATCATTTTTACGTACTGTCGCTTTCGTAGCGGCTTGTTTGCGTTTGCTCGCACTCAATTATTATGTAATAATTCTAAATATATGCGAGTTTTTTGGAGTTTTGCATAATTGGAGCGGTCGTTTGACCGTATTTTTATTGTTTTTCGAGCAACTCGAGCACCTCCGCGCTAAATATGACAATTAATTACTAATTTTACGTTCTATATACAATATTTTCTTCAAAATATGATTATAAAGAAATTCTATATAGAACTATTTGAAAAGTGGAGTTTTACAAATGAATAAACCTATTTATGAGCAAATCGAAGAATACTTGAATTATTGTCGAGCTCGACAGTTTACAGAGCAGACAATGGATACGAAAATTAGAGTGCTTAACAAATTCGCGGAACTAGAAATTGTTGATGATATGCAGAAATTGACGAATAGAGATATTAATAAGTGGATGGCAATGCAGTCATCTGGAACAGCTACTGGAAACGTAGTCTCAGGTAGAACTATTAATAGCAGACTCAGCCACATAATAGCTTTTTTGAAGTATTTGAGGGATATGGATTACGACATATCCGTAAAAATTAGACTAATTGAGCCAGCGAAAGAGAAACCTCCGCGTCGAAATTGGTTCACACGCGATCAAGTCGAGAAAGTCATTGAGAATGCTGAACCTATGACGCGATTATTGATATCTCTAGCGTTCGATTCAGGATTACGCGCTACAGAATTAAGAAATTTGCGACTTAAGAATATAAGCGGTCGAGAAATTCATATCATTGGAAAAGGGAATAAAGCGGGGGTAGTCTTTATGACGCCTCGCACGAAAAAGTGGATGGACGAATGGATTAATTTCAAAGGAATTACAGATTATTTATGGATATCTCCAGCTTATAACGATGGACGACCATATAGTATTGACGAGCTTAGATATAAAATGCGTCGAGAATTCGAAAAAGTAGGAATCGACGGATTTTATCTGCACGCGCTGAGGCACAGCTTCGCTACAGACATTCAGAAGCGCGGTGCGTCAATCTCACAAGCGCAGAGATTGTTGAGACATTCGAATTCTGCAACGACTGAAGTTTATCTGCATGCGCTTGATAGCGGAATGATAAATGTCTATGACAGATTAAAGATAGGAGCTGTCGCTTAATTTAATAAATCCATAAAATCTTTACTTAATTGCGCTTAAGCTATTGACAAAATAGCTCTTGTTTGCTAATATAGGAACATATGATTGCGATGTGCACAGAGCCTTCGCAATGTGTACGTTGAAACCTCTAACCTTACAAAATCTACAAAGGTAGAAATCATTTACTGTAATTATTACATGGATGAGCGCTACCGTGGTAAGCTACAACGCTTACTGTGGACGTTTTACGCTGACTCGGGCATATTAATTAATAAATCAGATGCCGCGATAGCTCAGTTGGTAGAGCGACGCCATGGTAAGGCGTAGGTCTCGGGTTCAAATCCCGATCGTGGCTCCATAAATACGTAGATTCGCAGAAATGCGAGTCTTTTTTAATTAAGACCAGCATTTCGTTGGTCTTTTATTTTGTCAAATGAGGCTATCTATCCTACAGATAACTTCATAGACAAAATAATCGAAAATAGAGCATTGCAGCTTAACAACTTAGCCTGAATATAAACGTTAACTAAATTGTCAGTGTTTTGCCGAACGCTGGGTAAAGGCGAAGAAGTTACGGGCGACTGCGAGCGCTCGTAACTAGAAGCTGGCGGTGAAAATCCGCTGGGTGTTCGCGACACCGACAACCTTGAGGGTCGGCAGGCCTCTGACAATTTAGAGAAAAGGAGAAGAGTTAGTTGGAACGCATAACATTAAGCCACTCGGCTATAATGTGCTTTTTAAACAACCAGATTCAGTTCAAGAAACGCTACATTGCCAAGGTGTACGATGAGCCGTCTAGTCCAGCACTGGTTGTCGGCAAAGCAATGCATAAGATGATTGAGGAGCGACTGAAAGGTCAGTCAATCGAGGTAGCAATACAATCTGGGTTACAGGAGATTGAAAATATTGCTGACTACGAAATCGATTATGGCAAAACTGGCAGCCGCGAGAAAATTATCGACCAATACCAAAAATTGTCGACTATCGTTATTAACGAACTACCGGCATATGACGATATACTCGCGATTGAAGATCGCGTCGAGTGTGAGCTATCAATCCGTAATAAGAAAATTCCGATGAAAGGCTACATTGATCTGGTTCGTGATTTGGGCGACACATTGGAGATTGTCGACTGGAAAAGTGTTACGTCATACTCTGACGAAGATACCGAAAACTGGGCATATCTGATTCAATCCTGGATTTACGTGCAGCTGATTGAATTCAAATATAAGAAACCTGTCAGCCGCGTTGTTTTCAAGGAAATCAAGAAAACTATCAACCGCGACGGCATGCCTCAAATCAAAGATTATGTGCTTGATCGCCATGGTATTGAGGAGGCTAACGATGTAATTGGACGTGTGGTTAAGGCAGTCAGCGATTATGTTGATAATCCTAACGCCACTTACTTCCCGAACCCACGCGACATGATGAACGGTGCACAGTCAATGCATATCGTGGCGCAAATGGAAGGTGTCGCTGTCAGAACCGTGCACACGACAGAACGACGCGAGAAATTCGCACCAGTCAATACGGTTGTTGCTGAAGATATCGCTGACGACAGCGGTTCAGAGACTGAGCGAATTATGGCGAAGCTGGTGGAGTTCGGTGTCGGCGGACGAATTGACGAGGTAGTCAAAAGCAGTACTGTCGATACATACCTGCTGAAGCCTAATCGCGGCGTGAAAATGTCGAAGCTGGCGAGTATGGGAGATGACCTATCGCTAGCACTTGGCTCTGACGCCGTGCGAGTCATTGCACCGATTTACGGCACTCAGACAGTTGGCATTGAAGTGCCACATGAACAGTCGTTTCCGAAATTTGACGGCAAAGCCACTAGCCACCAGATACCAATCGGCGTCGATACGATGAATAATGTCATCTACGACAATATCGCCAAAATGCCACACATGCTGATTGGCGGTCAAACTGGTAGCGGTAAATCGGTTTTCATCCGCAATATTATTCAGAGTTTGAATAACTGCGAAGTCGACATTATCGACATGAAAGGTCTAGACTTTGAAGATTTGGGTAAAAACATCACCTCAGAAGTGCCAGCAGCACTCATGCTGATTAAGAAGCTGGTTCACCTAATGGATGAGCGCTACAAGAACAAGCGAGTTAATGCTAAGCGCCGAGTATTGATCATTGATGAATACGCTGACCTAGTTATGCAGACAGGCAAAGAAAAGCACGAAATTGGAGTCTTCGATGAAAACGGTAAGCTCAAAACTAAAACCACCACGATAGACACCCGTAAACAGCTTGAAACTGACCTGGCACGTATTCTGCAAAAAGGTCGCGCGGCCAATATTAACGTAATAATCGCTACGCAGCGACCAAGCGCTGACATTGTCGCACCAATTATCAAAGCTAATTGCCCGGTTAAAGCCTGTCTGAGAGTAGCAACCGCTAAGAACTCGGAAATCATTTTGGACGAGTCTGGAGGCGAGCGGTTACTTGGTAAAGGTGACATGCTCTACTTGGGTTCAGGAATGGTTAAACCGGTGCGAGTGCAGTGTTTCTCGCCGATTGAGAAAGGAGGAAGTAAATGAAAGAGCAGAGCAGCTTGAAAGTCGCGAAGCCTAGTGTCAAGAAAGAGTATGCTGGCATAGCGAAGTACGTCGGCGACTGGGCTCTGGGGCTCAATAAAGAAAAGGTTCTCGGCAATATTCACCGCAACCTGCTAGGCGTCGACAAAATGGGCAAAATACGACCAATCGAGGATTTAGCCTACTTTATGCTAGTGTGCAGTCAATACAACCTGAACCCGCTGAAAAAGGAAATCTACGCAGTGTATCAGCGTCAAAATGTAAACGGTCAGTGGATCGAAAAGCTGGAGCCAATCGTTAGTATTCACGGCTTACGCTCGCTGGCTCGCCGTTCGAAAAACCCGACGTACGCCTACACTGGTAAAGCAGTCTTTGACTACAAGGACGCTGAAAAAACCAAGCTGGATTCGGCGACAGTAGAAGTATTTGGCAGGTTTGACGGCTCGTACGAGGCAGTGAAAATTGGCGAATACACAGCCTATTACGACGAGTTTGCAAAGACTCATCCCGCTGACGACAATTACGGTAAATACCGCGCTGGCGATGCTATGGGGACGTGGAAAACCATGCCACGAGTAATGCTAGCGAAATGTGCTGAAGCAAACGCCATACGCTCAATCTTTGACATCGGCGGCGTATACGTTGAGGAAGAAATGAGTAGCAATGGTGACCGGGTTGAGGCGGAGGTAATCGAATAATGACACAGCAACTAATAACACGAATTCTCTGCGAGATTCTCTGCGATAAGACTTCAGAGGAGCTAAACGAGTTGGCGCTCGATCTACAAATCAATGACGAGCCGTTAGCAGTCTTTTGCGACAGATTCGATCTCGGCGATTGGTTCTACGAAAGAATGATCATGCTAGATATAGGTATCATCGACGAAGTTTCTGTTATAGCAGATGAGCGTAGAAAGATTGAAAAAGACGATCTTCTCGACGCTGAAATATTAAGAAGAGAGCTTCAAGCTCAGAGCGCATTATGAAAAAAGACAATCAATTAAATCAAGAAAATAAAAAGGAGAAAAAAATGAAAAAACTTAATATTGAAACTATCAAAACTATCATCATTACGATTTTAATTACAGGAATTATCGCTTTTGTTGGCGGTATGTATTACCAAAAGCACCAGACTGAACAAGTCAAAGCTGAAGCGGCGACAATCGTCAAGAATGTCAAAGTTGAAGTGTCAAAACAGTAGTGGCGGAGAAGCGGCAACCGTCGCTCAAGGAAACAGCCGCACCAAAGGTTGAAGCCTCGCCTACACCTCAAAAACCTGCTGTGGAGGCAGGGCGTGTAGGCGGCTGCGAAAGGTTTCAACCTTTACTTGAGAAATACAATTGGGACGTGCGAATTATGAAAGCTATTATGCAAGCTGAAAGTTCGTGTAATGAAAACGCAACAGGCGATACAAGCCTAATATTTACACAAAACGGTCGAACATATGGTTATTCAGTCTCGCTATTTCAGGTAAGGATTTTACCTGGACGCGAACGCTGTGATAGTCATGATCCGACTACAAATATTGCCTGTGCCTATCACGTTTGGCGAGGGCAAGGGTATAAGGCGTGGTCAGTGTATACGAGCGGAAAATATCTCAAATATCTATAAGAAACGGAGGGGTAAAATGGATGATCCATTTACGATATGGTCAGACGATCTTGTGCCTGGAATGTTAGCTAGGACTATCGTAAAAGATGAGCAGCGCGTCATCGAATTTGATTTGATGGGACATGCAAAAGCCATAGTTGGTGTTGGTAGACATAGCAATGGCAAAAAATGGGCTACAATTTACGAACATGAAGCCGAGAATGATTTGCAAGAAATGGTCCTATTGCAATCAATTTTCTATCACTACAAAGTGCATGGCTTTGATTGCGGATATTCGTTTGCCGGTACGACGAAACTAAAAGGTATTTTGTACCGCATTGGGCTTAAGGAAAGAGAGGAATACAAAAGTGTTTATGATTTGGAAAAAAATAAAACTACTGCTTAAGCCAGAAGATTCTTTTTCTGACACTAAAGACGTATTTCAGAGTAAACTGTTTAATCGTCATATTTATTTTGTTCAGTGGTTTGACTACAAAGGTCGTATGCGGAGAATTTATTGTCAAAACCGCCGAGCCGCCCGGTTAGTGAAGAAGTCTCATAAACGACATCATGCCGAAATTATAGAAATCGTATTGGATAGGGGCTATATCTTAAGAGAGAGGATTGTGTATTAAAAATGGATAACAATAAAGATTTTGCTGATAAAATACAGTATTTTGCAGCGGGTGTTTTAGTAATCTTGACAGCATTGGTGTTCACGGTGCTGGGTGCGGTTGCTGTTAAATTATTAATTTGGGTTATTGGCTTATAGATATTGAGAGAAAAGCATGTACATACTAATTTGGATACTATTCATAGCACTAATTCTAATTCTTGTAGCTATCTCAGAATACAACATAGCTAAACAAGATGAAGAATGGATGAAGGAGGAGAAGAAATGGAAAAAGAAGTAGCACAACCCTATTACGAGGACGACTACCAGTCATTAGACGAGGTAGACACGGTAGACTTACTGGAGATGAAAGAGGGTGCGTTAAACGACCTAAACGAGAGTGAGCGTACAATTCATCGAATTAACCAGATATTAGCTAGTCGTGCAATCTACGCCACGCAATTGGAGCTATTTTAAGGAAAGATATGAAACGTTATAAACTACTGAAAGATTTACCGACCTTCAAAGCAGGCCAGTTAGCATATATCTCTAAAACGGGAAATCTTATTGCTGGTACTCCAGAAAACCAAAAGACCACAGAAACGGGCTTAATAATAATGATTTACCACGAAACTACCCTGAAAAAGTTTCCGAATATTCTCACAGAGTGGTTTGAGGAAATCGAAGAGCCGACAACCAGCGTCCGCCGCACGCCAAAAATGGGCGAGGCGTACTTCTATGTCGACGAATATGGAAACGTAGAGCGTGAAATCTGGGACAACGACGGCGTGGATAATGAGCTTCTCGCTATGGGTTTTGTCCGCCTAACGCCAGAAGAGGCTGCGGAAGCCCGCGACCGAAGGCTAGCAGAAGTCAGACTGAGCCAAACCTCGGACTTTGAACCAGACTTTGAGAATGGAAGCGGCGGGTGGGTTGTGTGTTACCGCCGCCGTGCTGGAAAATTAGACTACATAAAAACCTATGGTTGCGATAGCGGCGAACCAGTTCGTTACGCAACCATGAAAGAAGCTGAAAAGTCTATCAAAAAAAATCGAGAAGATTGGTTAATTTATTTCGGAGTAAAGGAGTAAATCATGGCAGGAAATCGAACAGGCGGATTGAAAGCTGCACAGAAAAACTTAGCAAGCAACCCTAACTTCTATGCAGAAATCGGACGAAAGGGTGGCTCTGCTACATTTGCAAGCCATGGAAGCTACAAGGGATTTGCACAAGACATTGAATGCGATTGTGACCTAATTGACGGTCCTCACTTCGTGAAGAAGTGTGCAGGTAAAAAGGGTGGTCGTATAAGTAAACGTAAATAAAACGGGTACGATTTGTATCCAGTAGAACATTAACAATTCAACCGCAGAACTGGACAGACGACCATTTGCCCAC